TCTTGTATTTCTGCATATCGCCTATTACATTCACTTTCGTGTTTTTCTAATAATTTTAAAACATCTTCTGCTTTCATATTAACACTTCCACCTTCTTCTAGCTTGTCTTAAACGACTGTTAGGATTTTTTGCTGCTTTAGGAAACTGTTTCATTTGACCTGCACTTCTAGCACAAAATGATTTTCTTCTTTTAGATGCCTTGCTTCCTGCTTTTACTTTACCTGTAACAGCTGTTTTTAATTTACTTCCAGGGTTCTCTCTTCTATATCGAGCAACACCTGCTTTGGTCATTCCCGCACCACTTTTAGTGGAGCGGAAATACTTTTTAGTTTTAGGAGGCTGTTTGTCTTGCTTCCTAGGCATTAATAAAGCTTTCTGACTTGCATTATTACTGTGTAAGTATCAGCAGAACTGGCACCAACAGTGGTAAAAAGTACATCTCCAGTAACTCCACTTCCACCATTATTTGTTAATCCACCAAAAGATGTGTAATCGTGATGTCCACTTTGATTTTCACCAAGCTCTATGCAAAAAACATTTGATGTAGCATCAAATAAAACTTGTACTTTCATGCCATTGCACTGCCACCATATTTTTTCAATGGTAGCTTTTGTGCAAGCTTGCCCTCTAGCATTTGATGATAAAGCAGAAACATCTACTTTTGTAACGGTAGATTCACCTGTGCCGTCAGAAATATTTGTAAACTTCAGTACGGCAATTTGCTCGCCATCAATTAAAGTTTGAGAGGTTACTGCATCAGCCATTTATACCTCCTATTATTGATCAGCAAAAGCTGGAGCGTCTTCAGAAACTACATTACCCCAAATATACCAATTTGTTGAATCTTTAGCCATGATATTAATTTCCATAATACCAAAATCAGTAAGTGTTAATTTTGAGTTTGAATTACCATCTGCATACACTGATACGTTATCTGCATTAGTGTCTAAGTGCTGTACACCACCAATAAAGAAGTTAGTGTCTGAGCCAGTATCAATTATTAGATTTTCTGTCTCTTCTGCTGCACCACCATATATAAGCTTAAATGTAGCTCCTCCAGTTGGGGATGGAAGTGTAATTGTTCTATTAGCAGTTATAGCTGGTACAACCATTGTTCTTCCGCTGTGTGTTGCATTATCGAGTGTTTTGTTCTCGTCTGCTAATGCAACTGGTGCATCACCCATAGTCATAACTTCTGTGATTGTTCCAGTAGTAGCATTTTTACTAATAGTCTTGATTGTGCTTTCAGATCGTATAGGACCTGAGAATGTTGAATTAGCCATATAAATCTCCTTGTCTTGGCTCTGTCGAACTTAATTGTTCGTCAAGGTAATTTAACTATACACAAAAAAAAGGGGTCTGAAAAGACCCCTTAAAAAATATGTGAATATTTTTATGCGGCTCCAGGAGAACCAAAGACAGCACGAGGGTCTGAAAAACCAAAGGCATAACGCTCTCTAGCTTTATATCTCATGTTGCCTGTATCAAAGTCAGCTTCCATACTTGTACTTAATGGAATTCTTTCAAAATACTTGAAACCATTAGGTGCATCTGTCTTGATGAAGAACGCATCTGTGTCTGTTAAAAAGTGGTTAATTGTATAACCCTCTGGTAACATACCCATGTTTTTCATTGCGTTAATATCATTGTCAGATGTTCCTGGTCTTAAAGTTGACTCAAGTAATCTGTCTGCAACAAATTGTAATGCAGGTGGAATAATAAGTTTCATTCCCCTTAATGCTACAATCATATTTCTCTCATCAACAAAGTTTGAAATGTCGATAAGAGCATTTTCTAATGATGTCTCATTAAGATCTGCAGCAGTTGATGGCTCATTTCTAAATGTTCCACCACCACCTAAAGGATGGTCTGTAGCACAAAGCTCTTTACCATCGCCACCAGTGAAGCTTGAATTAAACGCATTGTTTAATGTAGCAGCGGCTTTTACTTGCTTTGTGTGTGCCATTGATCTTGCTAACGCTCTTGTGTATCTAGCTCCAAGCTGATCATACAAGTTGTCTTCCATTGCTTCTTCTGTAAGTGCAAAAGCTAAAGCAATAGTTTCCATTGTATATCTTGAAGTATACACTTCGTTTGCATTATCAAAAGATACACCAGCACCCTCTGATTTTGTTGCTGCATTACCAAATCCACTCAACATTACTTCTTCTTCAAACGCTCTGTCTGAAGATTCTGTGTCATAGATTTCTAAATGCTCTTGATCATAACGATCATATTCCATGCCGAATAAAGCGTTAAGACCTGGTTCTAACTCTTTTTGGAGTTGTGCTCTTGAAATAGCCATAATCTAATCTCCTTACGCTAATCCAGCAGACTTTTGCCCAAATATGTGATTTTGAATCACAACAAGGACATTAGTCGCATCGGAGCCAACATCGCTATTCTCTGGATCTTGTGATATGTCTATCGCTTTGATCGGTAGAGTAGCAGTAGTAGCACCTGTTGTTACGTCTAACTCTGCACCAGAAATACCAGTTACAGTTGAGCCTGCACTTGTATAAACAATGTCAAAGTTACCTAATAAATCTGCAACTGGAAATGTAGCATCGGCTTGAATTTCAAAGATAACATTTGGGTCATCTATAATGAAAGCTTCAATATCCGCAGCATTTGTGCTTGCAGGGTAGTAATTGGAAAAGGTTTCTTTTCCAGTTGTAGGGTCTGTATACCTACAACCATTGAACACTCCAACTATTGGGACTGATCCTCCATCAGCGTGTACTTCTACACCGCCACCAGTGACTTGGGCTACCATGTCACCTTGAAAAATACTTGTTCCGTAATTGGCAGCGATTCTATATCGGCTTTGACCACCAGTGAAAGGGGCACCCCCTACCATCTTGACTGGTCTCATGCCAAAAGCAGCATCTTGATTTGCCATTTTTAACTCCTAAGTAAGAATTTTATTAACTTTGCCTCTTGCCACCAAAAGCGACTTGAGACTTCCTTTCCTTTGATATTGGCATAGAAGGGTTTGATTCTTTCATCAAATCTCTATCAACAGCCTCCATCTGGGTACTTGTTTTATTCATGAAATACTCATTTCTTGATTCGACTATTTCATCTGGAATCCGTGCTAATAAAAGTCCTCCTTGACCAATTACTCCAGCATTTTTGCCTTCATCAATCACAGGGAAATCTGCATCTGGATAATCTTCTGCACGTACTAATTCATATCCTTCTCTTTGTCGTTTATGGACATTAGCTCTATCATCGTAATCCATAACACGTTCTCTAATCCACCTATGTTTGTAACCAATAGGTGCTGGGGGAGCATCTAATGCTGATGGAGGTGTCCATGCTTTAAATCTTTCCTGTTTTTCACGAGTAACAGACTCTCGATTGGTTCTATCCACCATTTTAAGCTCCTTTCCTGGAATCTATTTTAGCTACCTCTTTTGCGTACTGCTCCAAAGGTATTCTCATTTTTTTAGCAAACGCAACTTGTCCAGGAGTAAGTTCTATTTGCTTTTTCCGCCCATTATTATTAACGGATTTTCCGTTCACAGGTGCGACAGTCTGGGCGACTTTTCTGTCACTCTGAAACTTATGAGGAAACTCTTTTCTGATTCTTTTATCAATTTCTTTATAGTAATCATCAGTTGTAGGATCGAAGCCATCTACAGCAACAACTTGCTCATGTATGACTTGTGCTCCTCTTGTCATTACCATATCTTGACCAAACCAAGTATTTTTATCAAGCCAACCTTGTAGTTTTGGATCTATTTCTTGCCTTTGGTTGACTTGCCTCGCTTGGGTTTGGGTTTCTTGGTTGTTGCTCTGTCCTTCATTATTTGCAACTGTTCTTTCTTGCTCATTTCTTGCTTTTTGGATTCTGAGTCTTTCGTTCTCAATAGCGAGTTTAGCCATGAGGTCGCTTGCCTCAGACATTTTTTCAGCATCTCCAGCATCAAAAGCCTCCTTATAAAGTTTTTTTGCTTGAGCAGTTTGTGCTTCTATTCTATTACCAAACTCTGAAGTGTATCCAGTGTTTAATTGTTTAAGTTGTTTTTGAAGCTCTTCATTCTGCCTTTTTTGCTCTTCTGCATATTTAAAAGCTGCGTCAGCCTCTTCTAAAGCGGCTTTTCTTTTAGCAGTTAATTGATTAATACGTTTCTGAACATTTTCTGAATATTCATCAAGCTCTTCTTCTGGCTTGTCAGAACGAACATCTGTTCGCTCTTCATTTTGTGCTTGAGAATTTAAAGATTCTTGTTTTTTTTCTGAAGACTCATCTATGTCAACAATGACATTTTCTTCTTCATTTTCTAAAACTTCAATTTTTTCTTGTGATTCGGACATCATGCTCTCCATTATACATACGAAATATCTGTGGGATCAAGTATTTTTGCTATAATATTATCATCATTTATGAGTCTTAGCTCAAGACCCTCCACTTTGAACCTATTTCCAGCATATCTACCCATAAGTACCCATTCTTTTTCAGAACAATACGCTCCATTTGGGAATTTATGTTCGTCTTTATAGGCATCTGGACCCATTTTGACTACATAAGCAACAACAGTTGCAAATGATTCTCTATCCCTTGTTGCGTCTGGTATGTAAACACCACCTTTTGTCTTTTCTCTTGGATAGTAAGGAATTACTAAAAGCCTATAACCAGTTGGTTGTGGCAATCTTTCAATGACTGATACATCTATTTTTGATGGATCATCTTCATTTTTGTTAGGTTCTTCTGACTTTCCAAAAGCTTTTGATATTGATGTTGGAGTTGGATTAATTTGTTTTTTTGCCAATAATCTATCTGGCACATAAAGTTTTTTAGTCATCGTCTATACCTTTCATCGAGGTTCTTATTTCTTCTTCACACCAAGTCAGTCCTCGTATTTGACCTGTTATGAACCGATAGTCTTCTATTGAGTCTATCGAACCATCAGCCAAAGATTGAATTAACTCATCTCTTCTTTGACGTATGTTCTTTAAAAGGAATTGTGCTACGTTCACACCATCCATTACTGATCTTCTCTAAGTGTTGTCATACACATTGGACATTTATACTCTTTATATTTAAACTCACCCAAAAAAGGGATTGGTTCTGATTGGTCTACTTCTTGCATAACTATTTTATGTATATAACAAATTACTACTTTTTCTTCATTCATTTAGTTAGACCTTTTTGCTTCTCGTATGTCCGCAATCCACCAATTCCTAACATTCCACCCAAAACAGTTAAAAGTGTACCCATATCAAATTCTGGCAATTCTGGAAGCTCTGCTCCTGCAAAAGTAGCACCAAATATGATCAAATCTTTAAGAATAAAATGATATGCAAAAGCAATCGCACATACCCATCCAACAGCAGGTCTCCATCCACCTTTAAAAATTGAGCCACTTGCAGCTTCTGCTTTGTTTATTTCTAACTGGGCAAGTAAAGCTTCTTGAGCATGTTTTTCAGACATAGTGGCTATCTCGTGTGCGAGCTTTGCCTTTTGATCTGCGTCTGGAATAAATTTATCGAGAAGTCCAGTTACTGGACCTATCAAAGCTTGTAACATTGCTACCTCCTAATAAACTTTGACTTTATCAATATCAACTTTTGATACAAGTTTACACATACATTGATAACTTTCAACCTTTTCTGGTACAGAAATCATTTGTTTATTTAATCTTTCTGCATAAAAAATGCAATCATTCACGTTTTTAAAATAAATTTTGTCATCAATATTTGAATTTAAGTAACAAATCAATAAGAAAACAGTCATTTATTTGTTGTTGAAGAATTACTAATATTATCTCCTTTATGTTCGTGCCCCATCCATATACCAAACACACCTGTCATTACACCCATAACAACCGATACAAAGGCGGATTGAGCAGCTGTAGGAACTTCAAGCTGCATAAACCATTCAGCACATCTCCATGACATGACTGTACTAGCAAGCATCATTAGTCTTGGTAAAATTTTCCATTTTAAAAAAGTTTCAACTGTCATTTTTTAAACCTGCTATCTATCCAACATTTTCCATAATATAAAATAAAAAGCCATACTGTAAATAGTATACCCTCAAAGTACGTTAAATCATTCCATGCATCTAACACCATATTTTCCATTAATATCTCCTATTTAGCTATGCTTCGTAAGCTTTCCATTACTTTATCTATTGAAGGCTCTTGGCCATTAGGATTGAAAACACATTGATAATTGCGTGGACACCCTACATGAATATCTGTAAATTCCAGTTCATATGTCTTTTGAGCACCAACATAAATACACGCCATCTTATCCTTAAAAACTTTTTGTTTTTTTAATCTACAAGTGGTCATTTTAGGTGGTGTTATAGTGCCATTGTTTAATTTTTGATTTCTTGTGTAGTCTTTAGGTGCATTATAAATTTTACCTTTTGCGAAAGCTTTTACACCAAAAACTATCATAGCCATTAATAAACCAATGATGATAAACCCATATGCGACCCATTTAATAACCTCTAATATTTCTTCTTGTTCTTTTTTAGCTTTTATTCTGGCTTGTTTTTGGGCTTCTTTAGCTTGATTAATTCTTTCTGCTCTTTCAGCTAATATAGAATCCCAAGCAGTAGGTCCAAATCTTAAATTTATTAATTGTTTAAGTTCGTTTCTTTGTTCTTCTAATAGTTTTCGATTGATAAAATCTTCTGCACTTGATTCAACTGAGCCAAATTGCTCTTTTAATGATAGACCTTTGCCTTGACCTTTATTCATCTGCTCTTCGCCTAGAAAAAAGCCATCTATTTGTTTAGCTATGCCTTGTATATCTTGAACTGTGGATATATTTTCTTTTATGAAGTCAACACTTTTCTTGACTAGTGCTATACCTGTAAGAATTTCAGCAACGACCATAATTACCTCTAAAAAATCCCCTGAAATCTTTGTGGTTTAGCTATTTCAGAAAACTTCTTTATAATTCCACCATTACGTTTTTTTATTATTTTTTTTTGTGGTTTTTTTTGGTCTGCCTTTTTTTGCTTCTTTTTTGACTTCTCTGCTTTTAACAACGCTATCGCTATTGCTTGTTTCTGTGGATATTTCTCTTTCCTCAACTTGCGTATGTTCTTGCTGATTGTCTTCTGGCTTGACCCTTTCTTCAACGGCATCTACAACTCCTTCTTTTGCAAGTCTTCTTTTTCTCTTTTTCTCTTTCTCAACTTCCCAAATTTTTTCTCTAATTGAACTAACCATAACCTATCCTTTCATAGCTTTCATTGCTGCAATATCTCTAGCTGTTTGATCCCTTTGATTGGCTATTTCTTCTTGTTGGTCTAATCTTTGTTGATCAAGAAGAATATCATTTCTTTCTTTTTCCTTCTCTAAATTTTGTTTTTTCTCAAACTGATCTTGCTTCTGTGCTATCTCTTGACCTCTTAAAGCTAACTCTTGTTTTCTTATTGTTACAAGAGGATCTTCACTTGGTGGAGGTGTTAAGGCTTGTGCATACTGTTCTTGAATTTCAGCAGCTAATTCTGCACTTCTTGAAGCTATTTGATCTTGCATTGCTTTCATAGCATTTGGATCTTGTTGCATCATCATTTGTTGTTCTGGTGGAATTGAAGCCATTACTTCTTGTTGTGCTTGCAATTCTGACATTAAAGCAATGTGTTCTGATATATGACCTTGTAATGTCATAATTATAGCAGCATTAGCTTGTGCTACTGGAGTACTTACCATAGCTAAATGGGCAGATATATGTGCTTGATGATTTTGTTCTGGAAAAGCATTTAAAGCACCGCCTTTTAAAGCTTCTTGATTTTCTTTTGCAGGGTTCATGGGCATAGGCTGAGGGGGAGGTTGCAACACAGCCTCAATGTTTGTAACGCCCAATGCTTCATACATTTTTCTGTAGGCTTGATACATTCCATTGGGCCCATGAATGTCTGGATTACTTTGTGCTAACTGTAATTGTGTTTGTGCCAAAGCAATACGCTGTGACATAGAAAATATATTTGGGTCTGAAACTGGTAATATATCAATTCTGTCATCAAAATCTGTTTGTTTGATTTCTGGTGGAGCACCTGGAACTTGATATGGATACATTGGAACATCCATAGCAAATATTCTTCCAAGTAATTTAAATTCTATTTTTTGTGAGTAATGAAGCCTCTTGTGTATAGCAGACATAACTTTGGTACCACGCTCCATTATAGCCATAGTGGTGCCAACTGGAGCGTTGCCATTCATCTCGCCAACTTTCATGTCAGCCATTGACGCAAAACGTCTACCAGAGTCTACAAGGGTTCCTAATAGCGAATACAAGGTCTGGGAAGGCTCTTTAAATGGTAAAGGCATGATTGCTTGCCTTAAATCCATTCCTACCATATCAACGTCTCTAAACTCTCCAGGGCTAAGAGGTGTTTCATCATCTCTTATTCTTGCACCCCTTGCTTTAAATCCAGCAGGGAGGTTAGATAACGTACCAGCATCTATTAATTGTCTTAGTATTGATGTTGAGGCTCTTGATAAGCCACCTATCATATGCGTGAGACCAAAGCCATAAAAGCCAAGACCAGGCAAAAACTTATAGTGTACAAAGTAAGGTATTTTCCTACGGAACGGATCAATTTCGTTGAAATTCCTTTTGATCGATAAGACTTCACCAGATTTCTCCATTATTGTTACAACATAAGGTAGCTTTAATCCAGTTGGCTCTCCGTCTTGTCCAATATCTTCAAAACCTACTAGATCTAAATCTGTGTGAACTTCATATAAAGTTAACTCTTCATTATCACTTGTACTTTTTTCTACACCTTGAATTTCATCTATTGTTTCTTTTACTTCATCATAGTTAGTAGAACCACCATCTGTTGATGGCAAGTCTATGTCTTTATAAAACCCTTGTAATTGAAGTTTTCTAATCTCATTTTTACCCATTCTTACTACATGAGTTATACGTGATGATGTTCTTAAATCTGTAGCGTTATATGGAACGATTAAATCTTCTGCATGAACAAACTTTGATACTGCTCTTTGCATTGATGGGTCAAAATAAATCTTTTTAAAAGCAGAACCTACAATTGGTAAGTAAAACAACATCTGATCTAATTCAGGGTCATACTCTTCCATTTCATAGGTTATTTGGTAATTCATGTAGTTCTTAACACGCTCTGATTGTGCTAATAACTCTGGACTTTCTGAACCCACAATAACTGTTCTAACTGGACCACCCGCAGGTAACATTTCTCTGTATGCTTGTGCTTGAAACTGTGTGACGCTTTCTGCTAATAGAGGATGAACAACACCAGAAGCACCATCAAAAGGCTCTGTTCTGTCTTCATAGTTCATACCAAGAAGCTCTAAGCCACTTTTGTATGTGTCTTCCCACTCTCTTCTAGAAGAGATATCATCTTCAATGGCACCAACTAAATCAGTTGAAATTACACCAAGATCATCATCATCAATAAAGTCTGCTAAATTGGCATCAAATGGCACTGGTAAAGTTGTTTCAATTTCTTCTTGTATTTCACCTATGATAGCAGAGCCGTCATCAAGTTCTGTTACTCCAGGTGTAATATCTGCCTCTGGCAAAGGTATCTGTATGCCTTGAGGTTGTTCTACGTTTTCAACGCCATTTACTTTTTCAATTGCCATGATTATCTAAGTTTAAACTTTCCACCTGCTCGTGCAGCACCCATACCTCTACAGACACCACCGCCAGAACCCATCTTAACAGGTCCACCTTTTTTGAATTTTTTTGCTAATGTTGGATTCATCTTTTGTTGCACATCTTCTGGTAATTTAGAAAAACCTTTTAATTTTGCTGGCACAACTCCGCCATCTTCCATCCTTCTAGCACCCATCATTTCACTTACCATACGTCTGTCTGCGTCAGAGATCATTCTGCCACCCCCTCCTAACATAGCACCTACCATTGCTCTGTCTCTATCTGATATCATATTACCAAAATTAGGATTAGGTGTTCTTTTGACAATCATAGTTTTGCCATCTATGTTTCTAAGAGTTTCGCCTTTCCTTACTGTGCCTTGAAACGGCTCAATTGTTTCAATAAATTCTTCTACTGCGTCATCTAGTTTGTTCATGGCTCTCATAGGACTTGGTCGTGCTCTTGTTTTTATCATACCACCCTTTGCCATCTTTTTAGCTTTCTTAAAAATATCATCATTGTCTTCCAAAGACTCTTTAGAACCTGGCAAGTTTTTTAAATTAGCTTTTCCAGTTTCTTTATTTTTTGCATTTTGCCTAGCTACCTTTTTGCTAAACTCCTCATTTATTATTTCTGTTTTATCGGCTTTAAGGCTTTTAGGTCTCATTTTAGGTTTAGCTACATCGCCACCATCTTTCTTTTTAACTGGCTCTGGATCTAAATCTTGTATGTACTTTCTTACTCCACTAGTGTCTTCTCCTTTGACAAAATCTAATTCTTTTTTTCCAAAGTTTTTCTTAATAAAAGAACCATATTTGTTTAAAAGCTGTGACTTGCTCATTTTACCATAGTCTGCCATACTACTCTCCTGTCTCTGGGTTAATCATTCTTGATCTAGTCATGTTAACAACCTCGCCTCCGTTAGCCATCTGAATTGTCTTTTGTTGAACACTAAACGGATCTTTCTTAGGGTTAGGTGTTATACTAAAAGTCTGTGGCCTAGCACTAACTTTACTTACTTTTGCAGATTTTTTCAAATTCTTTATCATAGCGGCATCTTTCTTCCTCTGTGTATCCACAGTCTTAACGCCAGTTTTGCCACTTTGTATATCAGTAATTGTTTTAGCTATATCCTTCAAAGGAGATGTCTCGCCACCCTTTTTCAAAAGCTTTAATTGCTTCATCTTGGTTGTGTCTATCACTTTAATCTTTGGCTCTGTTCTTTTTATCTTAGGTGTTACGCCAGTACCAAAGTTCTTGCCGGGAACTGGCTGACCACGCCTAGCTAAATCTTGATAAGCTCTAATTCTATCTGCTTCATCTGACATTACTTTGTTCCTTTGAAACTACCGCCTCTGCCGGGTACTACACCGCCCATATTCATTTTTTTGGGTTTTCCAACAATTTTTTTTGCAATCTCAATTTTTACAACACCTGGCAAATTTCTTATGGGATTAGCTCCTATGTTAGCACCAACCAAACCTTGTTCAGCTTTTAAAATGTTTTCTGCAAGTCTCTTCATTTTATCTTTCATTACCTTACTCCTTTAAAACTACCACCACGACCAGGAACAACGCCGCCCATGTTCATAGGTCTAGGTAAAACGCCTTTTTTAACCAATAATTTTCTTATTTGCCTTACAGACATTGGCTCCGTGTCAACTCCCAATATTTCGTCAACACCTCTTTTTTCTCCAGCTTTTGCTAAATCATCTGCAAGTTTATCATTTGATGCTGCCATTAGTAATACTCCATCTTTCTTCTGTAAGCGGGTTCAAATTCCTCATCGTCAGGTGTGGATATAAAACCACCTTGTCTGAATCTTAGTATAGCCTGTGTCATCGAATCTGCCAAGTCATCATGATCTCCATGTGGAAAGCTTGCACATTCTTCAACAACCTCCTCTGCAAAATTAGCATCAGGTCTGTACACCATGCCACTCTCAAAGACTGGTGCACACGCATTCATTCTTGCAAACTTATCAGAACCTTTGCTTGGCGTAAATGGTGTAACTGGCACACCCATACGTCTTAACTCTTGTGTTAAAGGCGTTCCACTAGCCTTTTGCTCAATCAGTATCATATCAGGTTCATATGCCTCACATAACTCCATTGCTTTCTGCTTTAGTTCTGGAAAATCCCACCTTCCCTTTTCTGCATCAAGCAAGATGATAGCATCACCCTCACCCTCAACTGGTGTAAAAATACCCCAAGTGGTTATAGCACTAAAGTCAGAACGCTCATTCTTTGTAAAAGCCGTATCATATGATTGAATTACATAAGAACAAGCGGGAGGATCATCACGATTCCAAATGTTCCACCATTCCCTCTTGATTATCGCTCCTTCTTCTGCCGTCGGATTTTGCATGTACTGAGCGTTCCATTTTCCTACGGGAATCGAGGCTTTCACGCCTTCTAATTCTTCTTTGCTCCAATACTCTGGCCAGAGTACGTTTCCAGTCTCTGGAAATATCGCTGGAAATTCTACCACTTCCCATTTGTCCGCACCTCCTTGAGCTTGCTTTTGTAAAACTCTTGCCGTTAGGTCTTTGATACCCCAACGTGTCATAACAATGATAATCGAGCCACCTGGCTGAAGTCTCTGTCGTGGTCCAGATGTATACCACTCATAAATACTATCCAAAGC